GCTTTAGCAAGAATAACAAGACAGATCTCAACCATCTTCTCACCAAGTTCTTCATTCTCTGGAATTTTATTAACAGCATCAGAAATAATTTTTGACGCTAGTGGGAGTAGAAAAGATAACATTGTTTCATAGCATAGGGCATGAATTATTTATCCTTTTTATCTTTTTTGCCAGGTTTCATTGGTTTAGGATCTGGTTCGCCGTCGTTAATCTCAGGCATCACCTCAACCACTGGCTTCTTTACTTTTTTTCAGCTTCCTCCTTCATCTTCTTCTTAGTTCCAATGATCTTAGAAACTTTCTTACGACGTGATAGGAGATACTTGTCAGACTTATCGTGGTCACCATCGTTGTCGATGTCCTTGTCTTCCTTACCTACGGGATCAAGTTTCTTTCCTTCCTTGACACAATTAGGAACTTCTTTGCCACCTTTTTTCTTAGTGCCAGATGCTTTGTATCCCTTCCAGCATGTAGAAGCACCAACATTCTTACGTGCTGTCTTCATACCTTCTTCAATTACTTCTTCTTCAAAGACATAGGTAACTCCATCAAGTTCAAACTCAACAGATTCTTTCTTAGCGGTCTTAGCAGACTTCTTGAATGCATCCTTAGCAGGGTAAGCATCGCTTCCTGGTTTGGCAGGTGAACCACCACGCTTTCTCTTAGCATGAATGTTAGCGTAGAGACCTTTACCTTCAGTCACTGCTTTTTCTTTCTTCACACTATTCTTACTTTCCGTCTGGCACTTGGAGCACCCTTTCCCTCCGCAGTTAGAGCAGGTATCACACGACTCCTTCGCAACCACCTTCGTGGTGTCGCGAATTTCTGCTCCGTGAGATTGTTTGACGCCTGCACCAACACGTAAATCGGTAGCAGGATCAGGAGCACCTGCATTCGCTTTGATATCTTTAGCACCTTCATCACTCTTCTCCTCCTTACCAGCAAGATCAGGGATTGACGTGGAAGCATCAGCACCACCTTCACGGGTAGGTTGTTCCTCGCCTTGCTTCTGCTCTGCAGGAATACCTTCTTCATGGAGATGCCTTCCGAATCCTCCTCCATTAGTCCATTTTCCATAAGACTCAATTAGAGCTCTGGAAAAATCATCATTATACTGAACACTAGTCGTTGGTTTTTGACGTTCCATTATTGTCGAAGATACTTCTTTTCCTCTCTTTATTTATAGTTTCTTTCACATTGACATGACGAACATCCTTTATCCAGGAACGGAACATCTCTCCAGATTCACTAATAACAATAGCATAGTTGCCACCCACACGTTTAATTGTTCCTTTTTCCCCCGTCAATGCAGACATAACAAAATCTCCTTCTTGAAAAAAATCTTCATGTCTCTGTTGCTGACGCAGTGCCTGCTCTCTAAGATGTTTAAAATTTCTCATTTAAAATTGGCAGGAAGATTTGTTCTAATCTCATTCATCATCATCTTACAATCCTTATCATTTAATGCTCTAGGAATACCTTGACGGAAAAGTTTGAAATCGTTAGCATGTGCTGCACGTCTCATTTTAGTTCCAGAAATAGCAAAGGTATCTCCATCAGCATCTCTGCTACCTGAAGATTGAATCTCGATCTTTCTGAACGAGAAGTCTTTGCCATTATATTTGTGTAAGAACTGCATGGCACTAACCCTATCAGATCCTACTAAAAATATAACCTCATTGTATCCCGCCATCATCAAGTCTTGCATGATAGCAACAGGATCTTTTGGTCCTGACATTATTTTACCACGATGTTCTGGAAACATCAAGTTCATGTAATGTAATTTACGATCAGGTGGTAAGGGATTCTTACCTTTAGTATCAAATGTCTGAGAAATATAAATTCGATAGTCGTGTCCGCCTGCGATGCGTCTCACCCCATCGAAATTTTCTTTATGACCTGTAGTAGGTGGTTGAAACCTACCAAAAGTAAAGTAGCATTTAATACAATTTAACGCCATTGTTTCTGTAAAGTGAAGTTGTTATATGCAAACTCAAGACGATTAACCAATTTAATCATATTACCATCCTGATGAAGAACGTATCCCTCAGGTGTAGTAACCTTATATCCGTTCTCTGTAAGAACAAAAGTTTTAAATTCCTCAAGGTGATCTAGTTTATCTATGATCTTTTGCTTGACAATTTGAAACTCTTTATACAAAGCAAGCATTGCCTTAAACTTATATACATTATCAATTAAATAGTTCTCACTTTTATATACCAAGTTTGCTTTCTTCACTCTGTTAGCAGGTGTTTTAATTTTTGCCAACTCTTTCTGCATCTTAGCATCGTAGAAGTTTACCAATGAATAGATAGTCTCATCAACGTTACCAACATTACGACGTTCTCTAATCTCGGCATTGAAAAACTGCTTGATATATGAAGAGATATGAAATTTCTTGTCTCCTGTGTTACCAAAGTTTTCCACAAGGTCATCTAAGAATGGTCCACAGATCCGACACATACGTTCAATCTTAGCGATGTGTCTATTAAATTCTGATATCTCTCGTTCACTAAGAGTAACTTTATTAATAGGTGTATCATTTTGAATACACGCAACATGGGTATTACTTTTTATCTTAGCACCAGCTCTTGCTTGCATCGATGCTAATTCATCACCTGTATAATGAGTATGAAATACTACACCAATTTTTGATTGCTTGATTTGTTTTCCAAGAGGACTATCTACAGGTGCTGCATAGGTAATAGTATTAGGTCTAAACATATAGTATTCAATACCATCTACTTTTTCTTTATCTATAGTATCGTCAGTATATAAAAGATCTCCCTGAATGACACCATCAATGTCTAATTCCTGGAAATACTTTAGGGCATACTTAAGTTTAGTTGCTAAGTCACCTTGATACCAGATATCAATTTGTTCATCACTATAACAAGTTTTTGGTTCTGTCTTGTTAAAGACTGACTTAGTTCCAACAAAAAACATACCAGTAGTAGGTGATATACCACAAATAACTGATGGAGCTCCATCCCATTTTGTCTGTAGAAACCCACTAGCATCTGCTTTTTTGCCGAGCATCTTCATCAATTCTTTCAAAAAATTTACAGACGCTACACATCCCTCAACTCCATAGTTGAGCATTTCTTCTTCTAAATGTTCTAAGTGCTTAAGTTGTGTTACGTTTGCCATTACTTTTTGTAGTAGTCTCCGTTACTGTGGGTAGGATAAATGCCACCCTGCTTATTTCTGATATTAAATTTAAAATCATAAGATTTTGTTTCAAAAATCATATCAATACGTTTACCAGTGCCAGAGACACCCCCATAATTAACTTCTATATTATTACTTAGTAAACTAGAAGCGTCATCCATATATTTTTTATCAATCTCATAGAAATGCAGTTGAGATCCAGTGTAGTGGCACATCCAGTATCCATATCCAACACCACTTTTAATTAGATCTTCTAATGCACTCTTGCCACTGGCAGACAAAGTAGTTTTTTCAACATGGTTAGGAACAGAGGGACCAGAAACTTTTCCATAATTATCCCAAACATCTAGAAATTTCTGATAATTGATACCAAACATATCAAGATAAAGTTTACCATCATTAGGAATTTCACCTTGCTTTAATTTTGAATCGGGGAACAAAGATAGTTTACCGCTGCCACCACCTTTGACACCGCAGTTAAAGAATGATAGTGTGCTACCAAACTTGACTGAGAGATATACTTTCTTGCCACCAATTATTAATGTAATATCTGTAAGTGTGGAACCAATATCAAGGGTGCTAGCACCACCTGCAGAGATAATGATATTGCTTCCTTTCTTCTTGAGAGGTCTTGCTTGGTTCTTACCACCCTCTCCAATTGCTTTAGTTGGCGCTTCCCCATAATGTTCAGTAAGAGCGCCAATAATTGTTTCTACATGATCAGAATATTTTTTTACTGGTTTTCCAGAACAATATGCAATTAGCGAATCAGTAAGATCATCCTCATACTGATTGCCCATATTAATTTTCTTACCACCTTTAACTTGTCCTCCAAACTCACTAGTTTTTTCAAAATCAGTAAGTTCTAATTCAAAGTATCTAGAACTAATCGATCTAGAAATATTTTTACCAGCAGGGAAACTACAAGTAAACTCAATATTGTTTTGACCACGAAAACCATCAAGACAAATAACTTGGAAAAGCATCTTTGCTTCTGCAATTTCTGCTGGCGACATATCACTGAAGTCAATATACTTAGACTTCGTATATTTCTTACCTTGTTTCCGTGTCACCTGAAATCCAGAGACTTCAATTACACCTACATCAGTAAGGAATCGATTCTCTTTTCCATTATTACCTAGTGCCTTATCGAAAAATGTATCGATTCGGTCTAAGTATTTACCGCCATTTCTAGCAAAGTCTCCTGCTTTCATAGTGGTAGACTAGTTATCATTACTATTTAGATAGTCTTTTTCGTTTTGATACGGCGTTGTCTCACCTGTCCATAGTCTATACCCTTCCTTAACTTCTGGCAAGAGCCACTGGTCCACACGAACACACTGCTCCCAGTTGACAGGGTGAGCACAACTCACCACTACAACAGAAAAGAATGCTCGTAAGTGGATCCAGAGACTAAGCATCAGTAAGAATGCTCCTCGCTAGTTTTCTCTAGTAAGCATTCTTCATAGTCTTGTTTAGTTGCATCATAGAGGAGATCGAAATCATCTTCCGTTAAGGAGTGAGTTACCACTCCATTCTCATCATAGATATGATACATCTTATCTGTCGCCTGCTGCTCTGTTTTCTGATTTGAAGACATCGAACTCTCCTCCTGGATAGCGTTTCTTGAGTTTGTTGACATTGGTTTCGATTACCTCATCGAAGGATATATCAAGTGCCATTGTAGCTTGAGCAACATACCACATAACGTCACCCAACTCAATAATGAGATGCTCACGATTATCTTCGTTCCATGGTTTTCCTTGGAAGACCATCTTCTTAATGATCTCAAGGAACTCACCACCCTCAGCATTAATTCCAACCCCAGCAGTAAGAAGTCTCTCAATATTGGCACCTTGTCGATCCAACTCACCAATACGGTCAGCGAAATCAACAAAGTTTGTAGAGCAATCTGAAGTAACTGCTGAAACAAATTCTTGATAGCGTTCAAAATTAACCTTAGACATGTTTAGATAATAAAAGAATTGAATTTATCGATGCGTTTTTGACGACCAGAAAGATCTTCAAAAGCATCTGCTGGATCTTCAGTTGTATCAAGAAGATCCGGTTGTGCGTCGTCCTCTACATTATACAACTTCATCTTGCCTCTGTCAATACCTATAGTGAAGCGGCGGTGCATTGTAGGATCGCCATAACGATTCTTCAATT